TCCAGTAGTAGGCGACTTTGACTATAAAAAACCGTACACATACGCAACCGATAAAAAAATGGCACTATACAGTATATCAGGAATTGGCGCGACAGCGCAACAAAAGGCAGACCTAAGAGCTGCTAAAGCAGCAAAGAAAGCGGCGCCGACTAAGGCGGCGAAACAAGCAGCCAAGACAACAGTCCAGGCTGCCCGCAAAGCTGCAGGCCGTACAACTGGCCAGGTATTAAAGAAAGGCGCTAAAGTAGTTCTAAAGGTAGCAGCCGCACCGGTACGCAATTCGTTTTTGCTACTGGTTACAATCAATTTTGCAGGGCTGGCAACTAAGCTGGCCGCTGCCTGGCAAAAAGCACCTAGCAAGCTCACTAACTTTTGGGAAAGTGCCGGCGGACAGATCAATGCACTAAAGAAAGCCTGGGAAAAGGGATCTACAAAAAAACGGATCTTCGGAATGGAGCAGATCGGAGTAGCGCCAGCGGCACCAGCCGCAGCCGCTGCAACTGCAGCGCCACTATTGGTTAAGGTAGCCGACTTTTTCAATAAAATTGGAATAGATCCGGCCGAACTGGTACAGGTAGGTAAGGACGCCCTAAATAAAAGAGCGCAAGAGCTGGCAAAAAAAGCATTAGAGCCAAAGGCCGCAAGCGAAGCTACCAACATTGATATTGCCGACCAGGTATTTGAGCCAGCCGAGTTGCAGGCCACTACTGATATGGCTCCAGCTACCACGACCGCTACTAAAAAACCTAATTTTTTACCGTTACTGATCGGCGGCGCTGCCGTTTTGTATTTTGTAACTAGAAAGAAATAATATGACAGCAAAGCAAAGAGCCGCCAGGGCAAAATTTAAGGCCGTTGTAAAAGAAGCCAGCAAGCTGCGAAAAAAGAATCCGAAGCTCACGCAGGCGCAAGCTGTAAAGCAAGCCTGGGCAATAAGCTATAGTAAGGGGCTTAAAGGCGAAAAACTTGGAGCCGCTAAAAAGGCTAAATACGAAATTGGGGATATGGTTTATAGCTATCAAAATAAAAATTACAAAGCGCCAATATCTTACAAAAAATTTGTACCCTGGGAAAGTTTATCAAAGCCAAGCGCTAAAGATAAATTTGTTTACAAATTAAAAATTAAAGATGGTTTTTCTAATTGGATAAATGAAGAAAGTTTATCAAAATCAATTTTAGGAGCAGCACCAACAAAGGTAAAAGCTAAAAAAAGTAAGCGCACCAGCGAAATGCACACCGACACTAAGAGCCATAACGTAAATATCCGCGTTATGAGTGGATACAAAAAAATAGGAAATACAAGTACAGTAGAAGTTGGAGATATTTTTGTTTGTAGCTGGGGATATGATCAAACAAATATAGATTTTTACAAAGTAGTTAAAAAAACAAAAACTGGAGTAAGTATAGTTCCTATGTCTAAAAAAGTAATTGAATATAGCGATAGATATATGACTGGTAAAGTTTTACCAGGAGAAGTTTTTGTAGGATCTAAACCTATGCGTAGAAAATTAAATAAGTATGGAGATAAGTTTTATATTTCTATAAATAGTTTTAGTTCAGCAAAAAAGTGGAGTGGTATGCCTGAAACATTTACTACTTACGCATAAATGTATAAAATCTTACCCTATACAGCAGCCCAGGCCCGGCGTCTTAACGTAAAGATCCGGCCGAGCAGCAGACAGGGTAAAAAAATAGACGTCTTTGATAAAGAGGGGTATTACATAACAAGCGTTGGCGCCAGGGGTTACCTGGACTATCCGACGTACAAAAAGTTATTCGGCAAAAAAGTAGCAGATCAGCGCCGAAAACTTTACAAGGCCAGGCACGAGAAAGATAGAAAAGTGAAAGGATCGCCAGGCTACTTTGCTGATCAGCTACTATGGTAAATTAGGACGTAACAAACACATATAAAACAAAACAATGGCAAGACGTAGAAAAAGCACCAAAAGACGCACATCACGCCGTCGTATGGGAGCCGTTGGCAAGGCCAACTTTCAAGCAGCCCTGGGTATTATCGCTGGAGCTGTAATTGGTAAAAAGGTCGCCGGGTTTATCCCTGTAGGCGACGACCGTATTAAAAATGCAGCTGTACTGGGTATCGGTCTGGCATTCCCTATGATCCTTAAAGGTGAACTGGGTAAGGCTATCGGTAACGGTATGATCGCAGCCGGTGGCGCTGGCCTGGTAGGTGGATTGATCCCTGCCCTGGGCCAAATGGACGACACTATGACTTTTCCTGTAACAGTGGGCGAGATCCCCGACAACATTAGCGTTATCGCTGGTAGCGACGACGTAATGGCTGGCGACGATCTTTCTGTCCTGGCTGGTATGGAAGAAGATGAAATGTACTAAAGAGATCACCTGTATTCACCTTTATTTAAAAACAAAAAGCCCGGCCCTGGGCCATATCGAACAGGGCAACTAAAAAAATGGCATCAACCGTTGGCACCCGCCTAGCCTTTGAAAAGGCAAAAGAAGCGATCAACCGCGCTGGTTTTTCGCTCGGACAGGCTGTATTATCACAGTCGTATCTTCGTTTGGAAGTGGCTTTGTCTACTACCGTTACAAACTATCAGTTTCCAGTATTGGTTAATGATGTAACGGCCAGTTCTACAACAGCGACAAACGTCGAACAGCGCTTACAACTCCAAGATGCGTTCGTGGTATCGCAATTTGGACTTTTCTTTGCGAAACCTTCAAGCTCAACAGCTACAAACTTTCAGCTTTGTACTTATCCAAATAAGACAATTTTTTCAGCTGCAAACACAGCTACTAGCTTGTTAAATTGGTACAATTCTAGCTTGTCGCTTACAGTAAATAATCGCGTAATTTGCCCAGCTTACGACTTGTACAGACATTATTCTGTACCACAACAGCAGCAAACTACCGATGCTGATTATACTACGTCTAATATTGACTACGACGATCAGCAAGACGGTAGCAATAGCGGCTTTTATCCAATCGAGCCAGCTTGGGTATTGGTAGGATCAAAGCAGAACCAAATTAGCGTTCAACTGCCCCAGGCTATGGCTGCAGTAGAAGCTAACAGCCGCGCCGTTATCATTTTGCGCGGGCATTTGGCCCAAAACGTAACGCCAGTTCGTTAATAAAATACTGGTAAAATATAAAGGGCCGGTCTAGGCCGGCCCTTATTTTCAAAAAAGTAAAATTTATCAAAATGGCATTTAAAGCCGCAAAGTACGAACTAGTCGAATTGCTGGTACCTGGAGTAGCAGTAGGTGGACAAACACAAACGCAGTGGTCGTTTCCTGACTTACCAAAACTGCGCTATACAGCCCTAATGGCACTGGAAACTTTCGCAGTAGATACGCTAAAGGTATCGCCTAACAACGTGGCGCTACCGTCCGCAGCTATTTTAGAAAAAAGTTACCTGGTATTATATTCAAACGAACGTCAAGACCTGTTCCGTATTCCTTTGATCAGCTTAATTCGCACGCAAGCCACAACTAGTGCCAGCGCACCTTTCGTTCGTAGCCTGCCCGAATTTAGCGGACAAAAGATAACCTGGGATAAGAGCTATATCACGATCGCATCAGCTCCAGCAAATACTACGAATATCAGTTTTGTATTTGGCGTTTATTATATCTAATCTATGGCAAGTACGGCACAACTACGAAGCGCAAGCGCAGTTCTAAATTGGTACAACGAGCAGCCACAGGCTGCCTGGAAGATATTTAGATTTTCTGTAATGGCTAAAAACATTACAGGCGCTTACGACGGCAAGAGTAAAGAGGACGGCTACGAAAAGCTCGAAAAGGAGCTACAATTCATCGCGCCGGACGACTATAACAATTTTGTTTTAGGTCTATACAGCGACAAGGACAAAGAAAAGTTAGCCCCTGCCATAAATAAGGTATTTGTGCTAAACGAAGCCCCTTTGGGAATGATCGCCGGCTACGGCGTAAGTAACCAACAGGCACAGATCAATAACGAGATACTAAACGAGATCCGCGCACTACGAGCTGAAAGAATAGCCGAACTGGAAACGGACGAAGAAGAAGAAGAAGAAAAAGAGGAGCCAGTAACGCCGCAAAGTATTTTAGCTGGTATGCTACAACAACCACAAGTACAACAAATGTTAATTGCTATGCTTGGAAATATTGTTAGCAGCTTTGCTGCTCCAAAAGTTCAGCACGTAAGCGGAACGCAGGATATGGAACAGATCATACAAACATTATTTAGTAAAGGAGTAACAGCCGACGATTTAGCAAAGCTGGCAGCAATGCCGCAAACGCAGATCAGTATGTTGTTATCTATGCTACGTAAGTAATGGCCGGAAAATTCAAAATATCAGCTACAGACGTCCTACTGGTAGGCGGCGGCCTATTGGCTTTTACAGCTATTAAACGCCTGTTAATTGCAGGCGGGATCGCTGCCGGCCCTGGCACGCAAAGCGCCAGCCAGCAGATAACTGATCCGGGTAGCTACTGGAAGCCCCTATACTATAAACGTACCGGCGGCGTACTGGTAACCAGGGCAACAGCTGATCGCCTGGCAAGGCAAATACATAACGCGTTTGGACTGTTTCAGGACGACTTTAACGCAGTTATGGCCGCTTTTAGCCAGGTTAAAACAAAAGCTGCCGTATCTTTTGTAGCCGACGTGTTTCAGCAACGATATAAACAGGATCTATTGACTTTTTTAACAAATGGTGGCGGCATATTGCCCTGGGACGGATTAAGCGATAATCAGCTTCGCACATTATTAACGTACACAAACAGATTAACAGCACGATGAAAAAAAATATATTGCCCTTACTACTGATCGCCGGAGCTGCAATAGCTTTTATGGCTTTTCGCAGACGGCAACGCGTATCGGTAGAAGCCGGGCCAACAGAAACAATTACTGAACAGGAATTTACGGCGCCTGTAGATTTTGCGCCTAGGCCGTCCGCTGTAGATATTGGCACAAAGCTAGTAAGCACGCTTTTTACCAAAAAAGCAGGCGCAAAGGCGCAGCGTACAGCTGTAAAGCGGGCCGTTAGGACAAAGACGGCAACAAGGGCGCAGGCAAAGGCTGTAACAAAGCAGCTTTCTAAAGGTATTCGGATCGGTTTTAGCGATAATGTATTAGTATAAATCTAGACAAATGAAAAAAGGAACTTTAATTTATTTAGCTGTAGCAGCTGCCCTATACTATTACTGGATCAAGCGCAAAAAAGCGACTGGATCGGTAGCGCCTAGCGCCGAAGCTGCAGCCAGTACAGCGCGTCAAATGGTATCGAATATTGTAGATCAAACTACATTTTTGCCCGACGAAACTACGTTTGCAAAGGAATACGCTAACGATAAAAAAAATTGTAGATAATGGCTTGCGTTAAATTCATAACAGAAACAAAGATTTTTCAGCAAAGCGGCCAGACGGACACGAACGCTAACAGCGTTATTTTCGTTAACCAGGGTACGTCAAATGTAACTGTGGACGGCTTTTTGCTGACGCCTAACCAATCGTGGAATATAACAGGCAACCGCGACGAGATTAACGTGAAAGTGTATTCTTTTAATTTTAGTGGGGCAGGAGTTAATCAACTTACAGTAATACTTAAACGATACGTTTAATGTTCGTAGATTTTAATATACTTAATCAGCTTGGATCGCCGTCTATCAATAGTAACACGTTTGCTAATAGGCCAGCCGCCGGACAGACAGGCCGGCTGTTTGTTAGTACCGATACTTTTGAGATCTATCGGGATAACGGTACTACCTGGGATTTAATCGGCGGCCCTGGCACTAGCACAATCACGGGTACCGGTACAGCTACACAGGTAGCCTATTTTACCAGCAGTCAAGCTATTGGATCTAGTTCTAACCTTTATTGGGATAATGCAAATATCCGGCTTGGGATCGGCACTAGCACCCCTGGAGTAAGGCTAGACGTACACGGAACAGGCAATATGCTTCATTTAAATGCTACTGGAGCTACGGCCAATACGTTGATGAGCTTTCAACGTTTAGGTAGTAATGTATGGCGCTTAGGGGATCAATACAGCGGCGGTTTTAGTTATTTTGAGGTTCACAACGGCGTAATAAATACTAATGCAGTAGAATTTCAAACGTCAACGAACAAAGCTACTTTTGGCGCAATAGAAACTTATTCAAGTGGCGGTGCTACTGGTAGTTTATTCAGTTACACATTAACGGTGCCTGGCGGTACTAATTTTACTGGCCCAAATGTAATAGGCAATGTAAATAGCGCACTGGTACTAAATTTAGGCGGCAATACTACCGTACCAAACAGCACCAGGCAAGGGCTAGAGGGCAACAGCCGTATTAACTTTACTGGCGCTGGTACGCTTACAATGACGCAAGGAACTGGAACGGTAAGAGCATTTAGTGCATTAAGTAGTGTATATTCTTTTAGTGGATCGGCAGTAGGTACGATAACGCACCTGGCTGGATACAGGGCTTGCTTTCCTGATAATATAGGCAGCGCAGTTAATATTACAAATAACTACGCAATTTTAATAAACGACCAAACGACTGGCACAGGTACAGTAACCTATACAAATAGATGGGGGATATATCAAGAGGGGGCCAGCGATCTAAATTACTTTAACGGTAATTTGCTAATTAAAAGCACTACTAACAGCGGCGAGGCTTTACAAGTAAACGGATCAGCTAAGGCTACTAACGTAATAATATCCGAACAAGTAGCGCCAGCAACCCCGGCAAGTGGTACAGGAATAATTTATGCAAAAACAGATAATAATGCATACTACAAAAATGACGCTGGTATTGAGTTTAATTTAACTCAACAAAATGTAGCTTCAAATCAAGCCTTTACTGCACTGGGTAGCGCAATTATCGGATACAGTCCTATGAATTTATCTAATTTATTAAATTCTAATAAGGCTTTATTTGATGCTACTTTGTATGTAGTTGGTTATTATTTACCAGTTGGTGCCACTATTTCAGGAGTTAAATTTTTTCAAGGTGTACAAGGAAACTATACTGCCGATAATTACAATGGGGTTGCGTTATTTTCTTATAGTGGTGGTACAATAACACTGGTGGCAAGTTCAACAAATGATGGTAACATATGGAAAGGCACGTCAAATACTTGGCAAACAAAAGCATTTAGCAGTACATACGTAGCGGCTGCTGGTATGTATTTTATCGGTATGCTATACAATTATAGCGCACAAACAACGGCACCGACTATCGGCCATTCAACAAGTATCAATAATTCTTCATATGATTTTACAAATAGTGCTAAAATGACTTGCGATATAACTGGACAAAGTTCTATAAGTGCTAGTTATGCAATGAGTTCTTTAGCTCAAAACACGTTCCCTTTTACTTTATTTTTATACTAATATGGGTTATTCAATACAGCCAGTAACTATATGGCAAAACGGACAGCAAGTAAGCGCAAACTATTTAGACGCATCAATTGTAAATGACAATCTAAATGACTATGCGCAGTTTTTTTGGCAAATTAGCCTTGTTACTATCGTTACAAATACCGTTACTCGCGATATTTACGATGAAAATGGCAACGTAATAGGTCAAGACGTACAAACAGAAACGGAAACGGTAAAAACTATTGTACAAAGCGGCAACACGACAATAAACGGCGCTGCATACAATCAGTGGGGCCAGTCAGCCGACGTTAATTTAGCCGCTTATGAGTATATTTGCGAGCAACTTAATTTAACGCTAATACCTTAAAAAAATGACAAACCTACACGAACTAAAAGCAACAGCTTACGATTTAATCGCAAACATTACTTTTTTAGAAAATAAGCTGCGCGAGATTAACAACCAAATAGCAGAAGAAAGTAAAAAACTAAATGAAAGTGGATCTACAGTTAGTAACGATAGCAATTAGTAGCCTTTGTGGCTTTGTCGCTTCCTGGGCCGTACTTAACCAGCGCGTTAAGTCGCTAGAAGATAAGATCGCTAAAAATGACGATCACGACCAGCGCCTAACCAGGCTGGAAACTAAATTGGATATTTTGCTGGAGCATTTAATTAAGGACTAATGAAAACGCAGCTAATACGACTAGCAGACGTGGCCTTTATTGGCCCCTTTATGCTATATGCTGCAACCAAGCTAAAAGGTAAAGACCGTACAATAATGGCAGCCCTAGGCCTGGCAACGATAATCTATAACGGTATAAACTTTGTAAAAAATGAAAAAGCTATTTAAAAACTGGAAAACTACATTTTTTGGCTTTGCTACTATTATTGGCGGCCTAGCTGCTATTTTGAAAGGCGACCTGGTTACAGGGATCACTACAATTGGCGCCGGACTGGGCCTTGCTGCTGCAAAAGATTTTGACAAGACAGGCCTGTAATGAATGAAAGGCACAAAGAACTATATTATTGCCCTGGCTATACTAGGGCTGATCTTAATTAGTAGCAAAATGAGCGCAGCGGCACTAATAGCTAAATTTGAGGGCCTGGAGCTAAAAGCCTACCAGGACAGCGCCGGTATTTGGACGATAGGATATGGCAATACGCGCAATCCCTATACAGGGCTACCAATTAAGCAAGGCGACAAGATCACTAAAAAAGAAGCCCTGGACTGGTTACGGATCACTACAGCGGCCGTTGAAGCCGACGTTAATCGCTTAGTAAAAGTGCCTGTAAATACTAATCAACGCCTGGCACTGGCCAGCCTGGTATTTAATATCGGCGCCGGAGCTTTTGCAAGATCTACACTGCTTCGCTTACTTAATAGCGGAGCCGAAAAATCAGCTGTAGCAGCTCAGTTTTTACGCTGGAATAAAGTAAAAGGCAAAGAGGTAAAAGGACTTACCAGGCGCAGAAAAGCAGAAAGCGAACTATTTTTATCCTAATTAGCTGAAATTCAGCTTTTTTATCAATCTACTCAATTACAGAGTAGATTTTTTTTTGGTTGGTAAATAAATTCTTGTATAAATTCGTAAACGACAAACGACTTTTACTAACCTTAAATCTACGGAACTATGGCAATCTTAAGCGATCGCGCAGCCTACTTGCGTGAACTAGATCAAAAAATCAAAACCTTACAATTTTTAGGCAAACACCTGGACGACGCAAAAGTAAAAATTGAATTTACTTACAGTTGCGGCAGCCGGGCGCTGGTAGATCAATCACTGATCCCCTTTAACCTTGCTATGGAGCTTCGTGTGCTTATCGGCGATAGCATTGACTATTATCAGCGCGTTATTACTAACGTCAACACCATACCCGATGAAATCGGTTAAATTCTTACTAGAGCTTTTATTTTTAGTTTTAGTATGCCTGCCAGTATTTTGCCTGGCCTACTTAGCTATCGAAATATCTTTTTTATTGTATAACCTAAAAAAAACCCTTAAAAAATGGAAAATTACAATCAGCCAGCGTTTCCGCCGCAAGTAGCACAGGACAATTTAGGCCGCATTATTGCGCCGATCCCTGGAATGACTAAACTGGAGTATTTTGCTATTCAGCTGCTACCTACGTACCTGGAGCTAGGCAAAAAGCACCCACTAGCCGACAAAGGAGAGCCGATCACACCGATACAGGCCGCGATCACTACAGCAAAAAAATTGATTGATCAACTAAACGAAAAGCAAAATGAAAAAGACGTTTTACAAATTATTGAATAGCCCTAAATTTTGGCTGCTATTTACTTTACTTTTTATGCTATGGCTATCTAGTTACTGGAATTACTAATTGAATGGCAAACGACCTTTCGGAAATTATCAATTTACTACAAGCTAGGCGATACGACGCTAATAATAGGCCGCCTGTCCAGCCGCCAATCTTTACAATCCAGGGTAAAGTAGTGGGCTGCCTGCAGAGCTATATTGTATTTTCGGGCCTGCCTAAGGCTAGTAAATCAACATTTGTGGGTGCAGCTGCAGCGTCAGCCCTTGTGCCGCCTTATCAGGGGGTTTGGGGTATGAAACTGCAGCTGCCTTATGATCGGCCCAGGATCGGTTATTTTGATACCGAAATGAGCAATTTTGACTTCTACAGGCAAATAGATAAAATAATAAGCCTGGCTGAAAA